TTAGTCAGATAGAAAAGAACCGTGACAAAGCAGCTACGAGTTCGTACTGGGCAAATTGGTGGAGGGTTTATGGTCTTGGCGAGGTAGGTAGTCTTGAAGGAGTAGTATTTAACAACTGGAAAGAAATCGACACCATACCAAAAGAGGCGAAGCTAATAGGAATAGGGCTTGACTTTGGATACACGAATGACCCTACGGCAGCAATTGAGATTTACAATTATAACGGAACACGGATAATAAACGAACTTGTTTACCGCACAGGAATGGTAAACTCGGACATCGCTAAGATACTTCCGTCAGGCGTTATTATTTACGCAGATAGCTCAGAGCCTAAATCAATCGAAGAAATCAGACGTCAAGGCAAAACAATCAAAGGAGTAACGAAAGGAGCTGACTCAATCAACTACGGTATTGACGTAATGCAAAGGCAGGATTATTTAGTGACCAAGCAAAGCACGAACCTCATCAAAGAACTTCGCTCATATTGCTGGGATGTAGATAAACAAGGACAACGAATGAGAAGACCAATCGACCACTACAATCACGCTATTGACGCTTTAAGATACCACGAGATGGAAGCACTCGGACTAAAATCTAATTATGGACAATACAACATCCGATGAGCTGCCTAAAATGAAGGCGGTAGTTGAGCAGTACATCAAAGATAAAACAGGCAGAAAAGTACACATTGTGTTCAATGACGTGTTTAACGTTAGAAGACACTCTCAAATGTTGGCTCAGGCTTATGCTTATGTGTTACAAAAAGACGAATCACAAGTTAAATAATTATGGAAGTACAAATAAACGTACCATCAACATTAAACGAAATCCCGTTAAAGCATTATCAGGACTTTCTGAAGGTGCAAAGCAACTCCTCAGACGAAGAGTTTGTAGCTCAGAAGATGGTAGAGATATTCTGCGGTATTAGATTGATTGAAGTGGCTAAGATTAAGCTAACTTCCTTGAATGAATTGATAGCACATTTCACTACGCTTTTCAATCAGACACCTAAATTCACTCCGACTTTCAAGATTGGAGATATTGAGTTTGGTTTTATTCCAGAGCTTGAAGAGATAACCTTTGGCGAGTACGTTGATTTGGATTCTCATTTGCAGAGTTGGGATAAATTCCACAAGGCAATGGCAGTTTTGTACCGCCCTATAAAAACACGAAGTGGAGATAAATACGAGATAGCAGAATACAACCCTAACAAAGATATGGAGGAGCTAATGCAGTACGCACCATTAGACGTATGTATTGCAGCATCTGTTTTTTTTTGGACTTTAGAAAGCGACTTACTGCAAGCTACTCTGAATTATTTGGAGACGGAGATGAAGAAGGAGAAGAACCTATCCCAGACTTTAGCGAAACAACTCAATTTAGCAAACGATGGGGATGGTATCAGTCACTTTATGCGCTCGCTAAAGGAGATGTCACAAAATTTGACGACATCGCCAAGTCAAGGGTTACTAAATGTCTTACCTATCTCACCTTCGAAAAGCAAAAAAACGAAATTGAACAACGACAACTCCAAAGACAATTAAGACGATGAAAGGATTTTACGATATAACGAACAAACTTAAAACACACTTTATAGCTGACCATATTGTGAACACAGTAACGGAAGGAGACATCTTTGAGGTGGACTTAAACAAGCAAACAATCTTTCCGCTTGTACATATGATGATTAACAACGCATCGTTTGAAACCAATGTTGTGCGCTTTAACGTTTCTTTGATAGCTATGGACATCGTTGACATAAGCAAAAAAGCAACGACTGACGTGTTCAGAGGCAACTCAAATGAGCAAGATGTACTCAACACTCAATTGGAGGTCTTAAATCGAGCCTATGCGCTTATGTTGCACGGTAATTTGTGGGATGATAAGTACGTTGTTGATGGCAATCCTACTTGTGAGCCATTTACTGAGCGTTTTGAGAACTTTATGGCAGGATGGACTATGACGCTTGACATCCTTATCCCTAACGAGGTAACAATCTGCTGATGCAAAACACGGAGGTTCAAAAGGAATTAGAACGCTTTAAAGACTACGTTGTTAGTCAATCAAGGCGCAACCTTTCGAGTCTTAAAAAGAACTCGTCTAAGAAGCTATATCAATCAATTAAAGGCAATGTAAAGACGATGCCTAACTCTATTTCGATTGAGTTTAAAATGGAAGACTACGGAATCTTTCAAGATGCAGGTGTTTCAGGTAAGAAAAAAAAATACAATACTCCTTACTCATATAAATCAAAGATGCCTCCTCCAAAGGCTTTTGATAAATGGATAGTTAGAAAAGGATTAGCACCAAGAGACAAAGGTAAATTTAAAAGTAGAAAAGGATTGTCATTTGCAATTGCTCGCAGCGTGTTTATGAACGGCATTAAACCGAGCTTGTTTTTTACTAAACCATTTGAGGCAGCTTACAAGCGACTACCTGAGGAGCTGGTAGAAAAATACGGATTAGATGCACTAAAATTATTTAATCAACAAATAGACCAAATACAAAACAATGGCTAACATATTTACAAGAAGTCCGCACATCGTAGAGATAAACGAAACAGGGCAAGTAGAAACCAAGATAGAACTTTACTTGTGGAATACAGGTTCAATGCCAAGCGCACCACAATACACTTTAAGCAAGTTAATTGCTGCGACTAATGCTCCTGCAACCTATTACGATTTATCGCCTTACATCAGCGAGTTTATAGACCACAACAATCTACAAACGCAACCGACATCAACGGCAGCTACTCCAACAAATCAGTACGTCAATTTCTTATATAGAAAGTACAGGAGAATCGGCAACACATTTGCACAAGTTGGTTCTGATGTTACTGGCTTAGGTTTTGATGGATTCGGATATTACGCACAAGGTAGCAACCCTGTTTTATTTGATGTGTTTTCTGATAACACGGATTACTATTACAACCCAATCAACAACGTTGGATGGTTTACGGCTTACACAGGTGGCAATGTAGCCAAAGTCAGATACACGAATTATAGCACGGCAGCAACTCAAACAATAACCCTATCTACAAACGCAGTAAGGGACGTTAGACGAGTTTACTCAGGGTGGGAGGCAGTAGGCAATAAGGTTGAGTTTTTAAATTCAGCAAACGCAGTTTTATGGACTTCCAATGTGTACCCTAAAAGCGAATGTAAATACACTCCAGTACAGATTGACTTTGTAAATAAATACGGAGCGTGGCAAAGGGAATGGTTCTTCAAAGCAAGTTACGATACCTTGAACGTTGAAAACACGGAGTATAACTTAATGCAAAGCACGTTCCCTAACTACTTACTAACGGAAGGACAAAGAGAAGTGTTTAACGCAAACGGAAAGCAAACAATCAGAGTTAACACGGATTGGGTAGACGAGAGCTTCAAGGAGAAAATGAAGCAGCTAATGTTGAGCGAGAAGATTCTTATAAACGAAACTGCAGCCAAGCTAAACACGAAGTCAATGGACTTAAAGAAATCCATAAACTCGAATCTAATTAATTACGAGATGGAGTTTGAATTTGCATATGACGTTATTAACTCGGTAATGTAATGAGCAGAGAGGTTCACTTATACGTTGGCACAACACGCTACCAAAACATTACAACATCGGTAGTCAACAACTTCTTTCAGAACGTTACCAATGCAGGAGGCGTATGCGAGTCTGGAGAATGTATGGTTAACTATCTAAACTCATTAGGTGGCTTATTTGGGTACTATAAAAACTCGGAGAGATTAGAGCTATTCAATGACGAAACAATCAACCTAACAAGCACAGTTCAAAACGTACAGGACATCAGCAAAACCTTTACGGACTTTTCGCAGAGCTTTACAATACCTGCTAACGACCATAACAACCGAATCCTACAACACTTCTATCAGTCAGATGTAAACTCATTGATTGATTATAACCTGCGCTTAGATTCGTTTATTGAAATTGACCTTACGTTTTTCCGTAGGGGTAAGTTGCAAGTAGAAAAGGCGAACCTAAAAAACGGACGCCCTGAAAGCTACACGGTAACATTCTACGGAGATGGCAGAACGCTAAAAGATTACTTTGGCGAGGACTTGCTTTCTGATTTAGATTACACGGCACTCACTCACAAGTTCAGCAGCCCTGAAATTATTAGCAGGATTGACGGAACTATTATGGATGACGTTAAATGGCCTTTGATTACTTCAAATAGAATTTGGGAGTATCAATCAACTCCTGTAAATGTTCCTTTTCCTAACTGGTTAACATCAACGATAACCAATAACGACATACATACCAATTCAGGAGCGATAAATAAAAACGAATTATTCCCTGCTTTGCGAGTAGCTAAAATCTTTGATTTGATTGAGGCTAAATACGGAATAACTTTCAATGGAACGTTTTTAAGTGATAGTAGATTTACTGATTTGTTC